GCTAAGGATGAAGTTCAGCAGGAGCTTGGTAAGTCCAATAAGTACAAAGAACTTTACGAGAAGCACAAGCACCTGTGTAAGTAATAGCCTGTAATAGTAATCTACCGGAGTACATATGCTGCCTTATAGCACACAATCGGAATACGAAGCGCTACTGAAAGAACAGGTACGTATTGAGGAACAGGCATCGCATGATGCCTTACTCAAAGGTTTGCAGCAGGTGCGTGAGGCTGTAGACCAAGGCCGTGTATCTGACATTCCTATTGGTCGTAGACTGATTGCCTCTGCCTTTGAGGTACTTCTCCCCATAATGAAGGAGTTCTACGACTCCCGCGCACGAGGTACAGCAGGGAAGTACCAATCCCTAATCCGCCGTGTAGATGTAGAGATTGTTACCGCTATTGTACTCCGTCAGATGCTTAACGCCGCTATTGCTGGCTACCATGACCCAGTGAAAGCCCGTATCTCTGATGTACTACGTGGTATCGGTTGGGCTGTAGAAATGGAAGCTCTGGTAGCAGACCTCAAGGACTTCGCTCCGGCGTACACAGAGAAGACCCTGAAGTACTTGGACGATGGCTTTACCTCCGCACCCCAGCACCGCCGTAGAACTCTTATGAGCGCATCCAAGAACACTGGCGTGGACTTCGAGCCGTGGACTTCCGACGAGAAGGTTGCTGTGGGGCGCACCCTGTGCAGCACAGCCTTCGAGACGGGCCTATTTCGCTGGGTAGAGGTGCAGGTGGGTAAGGGTACACCTACGTACTACCTCAGTGTCTCCGAGGCCGTACAGGAGCACCTAGAGGCTCTGGCGAGCGACCCGCAGATGCACAACGCTTGGGTGTACCCACCCTGTGTTATCCCGCCACAGCCCTGGACTTCGTTCTGGGAGGGTGGCTACCACACCCTGGGACTCACTAAGCGCTGTACGCTCATGCACATCCGGGGCCGTACCCGGCAGCAGCGGCAGTGGATTCTGGGGCACCTCAAGGCAGACACGGCAGCCCCTGCTAGGGCCGCTGCAAACGCCGCACAGAGCGTTCCATACCGGGTGAATACTAGGGTACTGGAAGTGCTCGGTGATGCGTTAGCGGCAGGCACAGGGCTCTTGGGACTACCTCGTACCCTGTCGATGCCGAAGCCTCAGTTTCCGCACATGGAAGACTGGACGAAGGACAATGCCAGTACCGAGGAACTCGAAGCCTTCCAAGCATGGAAGGATAAGATGAGTACGTGGTATGAGTTCGATAAGAAACGTAAGGGGATGCACAGTGGAATTACTGGAAAGCTTCGTGAGTTACGTAAGTACTCTGAGTACAAGTGTCTTTATTTTCCTACTTTCTTTGATTGGCGTGGTCGCCTGTATTTCAGAAGCACTCTTAACCCACAGTCTGCGGATGCTATTAAAGGATGCCTTGACCTTGCGGAAGGTAGACCTCTTGGCGAAAGAGGTTTGTACTGGCTTCGTGTGCATGTTGCTAATTGCTGTGGCTTTGATAAGCATGACAATGATATTAGAGAACAGTGGACAAAAGACAATTGGCGAAGCATTGAAGAGTTCCTTGATGACCCAATGAACATTCAAGCACCAGAGCCTGATACAGCGTTCTCTCTGTTACAAGCTGGCTGGGCTTTGCAAGAAGCGCTGGATTTACCAAACCCAGCAGAGTACATCTGTCACGTACCAGTAGCGCAGGATGCTACTTGCTCTGGCCTACAGCACTTCAGCGCTATGTTTAAAGACCCCGTAGGTGCTCTGTACACGAACCTAGTGGATAACGGCACTGATAAGAAGTCCGATATTTACATGAAGGTAGCAGAAGAAGCCCAGCGTACTTTCTGTTCCTTAGAAGAGGATGAAGTAATTCTGGACTACTGGAAGGATAAGCCAATCAGCCGTAGCATGGCAAAGCGCCCTGTTATGACCTACGTTTATGGAAGCACTTTGAAGAGTACTATGGATTACGTTGTAGTCGATATGCTTAGTTCCGGGTACGCTCCGGTACTGGATTCTGACGGTACTGTGTTGTACAGCGCACATAAGCTGTCGGTTGGTATTGGTAAGGCTCTGCGCTTAGGTGTAGAGGAAACTGTACCTTCTGCTGCTGCGGGTATGCGGTACTTACAGCGCCTGTGCCGTTGGGCTGTGGATGCTGAGGGTAAAGGTAAGGAGCTTTCGTGGATTAGTCCCGTAGGTATTCCTGTAGTGAACTGGGCTGAGGGTTACATCGAGAAGCGTGTGAATATCCGGTCTATGGGTATCTACCACGTAACAGTGAGTATGCGCTCTGGTGAGTACGATTGCCGGAAAGCTACCTCTGCTGTTGCTCCGAACTTCATCCATAGTCTGGATGGTGCGCACCTGTGCAAGGTAATTAATGCTGCTGATTGCAGTATTGTACCTATCCACGACTCGTTTGCTACACACCCTGATAAGGTAGATGAGCTCAGGGATGTACTGGTGCAGCAGTTCTACAGTATGTACAAGGATGATGTTCTAGCGCTTATTGATACCGGAGTACAGATTCGGGAAGATAGGGAACTAGAGCGTCCTGTGTTTGGTAACTTGGACATTAGTGCTGTACTCACAGCCAGATTCCCATTCTGTTGAGGTTGGTTATGGACTTCCATGATTATAGTAACACGGAATTAAATCAGGCAGTAACGTGTGAAATTTATAATTGTCACGATTGGATGCTAAATAGACTAGGCAACTTTTGCGACTGTGGTACCACTGGTGAAGGTTATGCGGAAATCACTGTACAGGACTACTGTGGCGATTGGGGCGCGTCAGGTTGTATACTAGATGAGATATTCTTAGAACTTACTCAAGTAAACCAAGTAGGTGTGTCCTTGTGGGTCAGTCGTATGCGCTCAGATGACGGCAGTGACAAACTACGGGCTGCTATGATTGTGTACTTACAGATAAAGACTGGTACTTTGGATTGGTGATTACGGGGCCCGGCGTAAGCTGGGCTTTCTTCGTTTGTACTAACTGATATTTAAACCGTTTTAACGACTCACGTACTATGCATGAAATGCGTAGCCGCGTAGCGGGGATACTAGAGATTACTAGAAGTTATAGTGTACTTAGTAGTACTTATATAGAATTACTAGTATATAACTATAGGTACAATAGAGTTATCTATATGAACTATAGAGTACTAGCAGGTATACCTAAGATAGTCTATGTACTATATAAGTATAATCTAGTTTAACGATGCACGTACTATGCATGACAGAACTGTACCTATAGGTAGTACTATGTAGTTACTTATGGAACTATCTCTGTAGTGTTTCTAGTACATAGCTCTGTAAGGAACTTATTATGAATAAACTGAAGATACCTAGTTATGTCCTAGAGGAATTAGAGGCTGTATTCCCTGAACAGGTAGGTACAACAGATACAGCAGAACTCCTAGTTAATTCTGGCAAGCGCATGGTAATCCATTACCTACGTGACCGTATCAAACGACAAGAGACTAGAGTACATGAAAGAGAACTTAGTATCTGAGCTTCTGTGCACTGATGTAGATGCAGCACGTACAGTACAGTTCCTGCATAAAGCAGTACAAGATACTATTGATTCTGGCTTAGTACCTGAAATGGTACAGGAGCACTATCAGTGGTACTCCAATGTCTTGGTGCAGGAGTTAACAGGAGTAAACATCCTTGTGTACAGAAGTGAAGTTGACAGTAATCGCTATGCTGCTTGTGCTTTCACCTCTAATGACATTGATCATCATGTTGTAGGGTATGGCCTTACAGCGCAGGTTACATTTAGTACGTGCAGTGTGTGCCTCAAGAGCCTTATGCTGAACCTCAAGAACCTAGCTAAAGAGCTGGGTATGTCTTGGGTCAAGCTACAGCACAGGGTAGGTAATAATACTTACCGTACTAAGATATACAACGTGAGGTGATAATGGGCGGAGTTAAGAAGTTCGTTAAGAAGACGCTTAACGTAGCTACTCTGGGCCTAGTGGGTGATGACTCACAACTACAAGCCCAGAGGGATGCTGCTGAAAGGGAGCGTCAAATGTTTGAGCAACAGCAGCGCCAACTACAGGAGGCTAATACCTTGTCCGCTAGTAAAGTGACGGAGGGTATTGCTAAGGTAGAGACTGGTGCTGGTTCGGATGTAGGTGCTGACGTCGGTATTGATGGTAGTACACCTAAGAAGAAGAAGGCCACAGCTAGTGCAACGCTAGGGGTTGTGTAATATGCAGAGCACCTACGAATCTTTGTTTAGTACTTACCAAGACACTCGGCTTCTGAAGAAACTAGAGAACTATAGTCTGTGGACTATCCCTAGTATTTTCCCGGAGAATTTCGAGCACGGTACGACTGGGAACATGGAAATCCAGCACGATTACCAATCAGTAGGTGCTACCCTTGTTAACAACCTAGCGCCTAAGTTGGCGAAGCTACTGTTCCCATTTAAACAACCGTTCTTCCATATTGAACCTACCGATAAGATTAAAGGTCTTATCGACACAGGTCAGAATGATGAATGGCGCAATGACTTAGTAAACCTAGAGAACTCTGCTAGTAAGCAACTGTTCTTGAACTCTGGTTATGCAGCTCTACTAGAGACGCTAAAGTACTTAATCATCACAGGTAATGCTCTGATGATTCGAGAAGGTACTACTACCGTTGTGTACGGTCTGCGGAACTTCAGCATCCTGCGGGATAACTCTGGTAAGGTTCTTGACCTTATTATTAAAGAGAGTAAGGCGTGGGGTACTGTATCCGATGAGTTGAAGGGTAAGGCTACCGGTAGGCAGTACAAGGATGAGGATAGCGTAGACCTGTACACACGGGTACAGCGCAAAGACATTAACGGCACTGTGAACTACGTTGTGACTCAGCAATTAGCTGGCGTAGATGTAAATGTCACAGAGACATACCCCGAGAATCTTTGTCCGTATATCCCTGTAGTGTGGTCTCTTCGTGCAGGTGATAGCTACGGGCGTGGGCTTGTAGAGGAACTAGCTGGTGACTTCGCTAAGTTAAGCGATGTATCTCTGGCGCTTGCTAAATACGAGCTTGAGACCCTGCGGCTTATCCCGCTGGTTAAACCCGGCGCTACCACAGATATTGATGAGCTAGCCAAGGCCGATACTGGGGAACCTGTACAAGGTAATCCAGCAGATATTCAGCCTTATGAGGGTGGGCAGTTCGCTAAGATTCAGCAGATTCTAGCTGACTTGGATGTTATCACTGAACGCTTGGCAAAAGCCTTTATGTACAGGGGTAACACTCGTCAAGGGGAACGTGTAACTGCTACGGAGGTCGAGCTTAATGCTAATGAGGCTGATGAGGCTTTAGGTGGTGCTATCAGTACTATCTCTGCGCACACTCATATCCGCTTGGCCTACCTCACCCTTATGGAAGTAAGCCCGGAGTTCATTACTGCTGTTATTGCTAATGAGTTCTCGTTGGATATTACAGCGGGTGTAGCTTCGCTTGGTAGGAACTCTGATGTACAGGCTCTGATTCAAGCTGCGCAAGTTATTGGTGGTGTAGTACCTGTGCTTACTCAACTGTCCCAGCGTATAGACCCCGAGCGTATTATTGATATGGTGTTCCGTAGTTACAACTTGGACACCTCATTGGTAATGCGAACACCGGAAGAACTCAACCAGCTAAATGAAATGCAACAACAAGTAGTAAACCAAGCTGACCCGTTGGCGGCTGTACAAGCTACTGGAGAACTATAATGTCGGATTTGAAACCACCGCGTATGCCTAATGCTCCTGCACCAACAGAGCCTAATGCAGAGACCATTGGGACTACAGTACCCGTTGTAGAACCTAATGGTATTACCGTACCTGTACAGCCCATCGCTGAGCAGGTGTCCGTAGAAAGTCCTGTAGCGCCTGTAGCACAGCCTGAAGCGGAGGGGCTTAGTGCAGCAGTAGAGAGCACAGGTAATGCAGTGCTTGATGTTGCAGTTAATGCCTTTGTAACTATGACTGGCTGTACCGATGCTGATATTAGTCGGGCACTAGATAAGGCTGCTCAGTATCAAGATGAGAATCTCATTGATGTAGCATTCCTGAAGGAGCGCTTCGGTAAGAACTCTGAGCAGGCTATTGCTCTGGCTAAGGCTGTACTGCAACAGAATATTGCTACAGCTAAAGCGGAGGCTAGTGCAGCACAAGCGGCTGTAGTAGAGGTAGCTGGTTCACGGGAGCAATGGGATAGTGCTGTAGGTGTATTCAATGCACATGCTGACGCTGATACTAAGCGTATGGTTAAGGTGCTATTGGATAATGGTATGTATAAGCAGGGTGCCGCTCAGCTTATGCAG